AAGCGTTCCGCCCCTAACTATGCCATCCTTAATTCCCTCATTAAAAAAAGGGGGTCGGAACTTGAACAGCAACTTTTACAAAACGAGTTGATGGGTGCGAAGTTGACAAAGAACAGGATAAAGAAAATTGCGAAGGGTGAGGACACTGGCAAGGACTTTATCAAATATTGCAACCAAAGGATACCCGAACGATACCCGAAGCCAAACCAAAAGGAAACAAGGCGGTCGTATCTGGGCGAAGTTTCCAAGCTGCAAGAGTTCCAAAAGGACATAGCTTTTGGCGACATTGACAGCCATTTTTTAAGCCGCTACAAAAGTTGGATGATAAACGAGAGGGGCAACTCCGACAATACTGTTTGGAAGGCTTTTAAATTCATCAACACAATGTTAAACGATGCAATGGCTGGCGGCATCGTAAAAGAAAATCCCTTTGCCAACTTCGACAGGGGGAAATACAAGCAAGGGAAAAGGGGATATTTGGAAATTAGCGACTGCGACAAAATACACGAGTTGCTAAAAAAGGACATCCCCGAAAGGTTGATGCTGGTGGGCGTTTACTACCTATTTATGTGTTATACTGGTTTCAGGTTTCAAGATGCAATCAATTTCTTCAACTATGATACACACGTTATTGATGATGAAAGGATAGTTTTTGAAACACAAAAGACTGGCAGCGATGTAAACATACTTATTCATTCACGGCTGCGCCAGGTACTGGATGCAATAAGAACCCATCCGCTAAAAATAAGCAACAAAGAGTTCAACAGCTATACAAAAGTGTTGGCTTCAATGGCAAAGATTGATATTCCCATCACGGCTCATACTGGTAGGCATACCTTCGGGGCAACATTGGCAGAACTTGATGTGCCGATAGAAAAAGCGCAAAAACTGTTAGGCCACAAAGACAAAAAAAGCACCGAAATTTATTACCACATCAAAAACAAAAGTTTGGACAATGAGATGCGGAAGTGGGACTTATTGAAATGACAACCTAAAAACGCAAGACAAGTTTAGGGTAATACTGAAGTATAGTGTGTTTCAGGGTGTTTGCATCTGTCTTTAGGTAGTCAAAATCCGTGTGCGTGGTTACTTCGTTTTTGCCTAAGTAATATTCGGTTGTCATATCATATACAACAACCTTCCAATAGTAATCTGGCACCGGCACATCGTTCATTTTTGTAGAGCCATATAAGCAACCTGTATAAACATACATGCTGTCATATTTTGGTGCAAGCGTTTTTAATACATACTGCTCCAGCCGCTCCCAAGGGTGTTCATTGAAAAAAGAAAACTGGGGGGCTGTATTGGTGTAAAACATACTTTCTTTTGCTGCTTCCAATTCAAAGCCAAATGCTGTGTATGGGCTTAGGTGTCCTTTGTCGTAGCTCCCATTGTTCTTGTATTCCGCATTTGTGGCCACCTGGTACTTGGGGGCTATTAATGGGTCTTGATGGAACGCCGCAACCGTTGAACGGTCAATCTTTGTCGGGCTGCTTGCGTGTGCTGTAGTTTGAACGTACCAACTAATCAATGGACTCTTTAGAGTCGTGTCATACTCCAAGGTGTAATATTTGTGTTTCACCTCGATTGTATGCTGTGCGAAAAGGGTCGTGCAAAAAATGCACATTGCAAAAAATGATAGTAACTTTTTCATTGTGATTTATTTTTTTAGTTAAGAAATAGCCGTTAAAGCTGAATGATACATTTGTTCCATTTCGGTTAGGTCATCGTGCGTTGGCTTCGCTGTCGGGTCGCCTTCCACCCATTCCTGCACATAAGCCAAGTCCAATGTGTCAGCATCGGTAATGTGTTCAATGTGGCTGTATTCATCGTGCGTTCCACCACCTATGTACAAACCACGTTTGGCGACTTTTGCAGCCAAATAGTCAATGCTTGGCTTGAAGTCGGCGAAGCAACAAAAACGCCTTTCCTTGCCTGTCATATTCTCATTTTCCACACAAGTAGCCACCACTTTTTTGTCGAAGTCACCGCCAATCCTTGCACCGTCCGCCTGTATTCCACAGTAGTTGTTGTTGACACCAAGTTTACCGTTGCCGCTTTCTGTCCTAAATATGCAGTAAACGGTACGCTTCACCTCCAATGGATAGTTTAGCGACTTGATATACACTACCGCCGTTGGCATATCAACGGAGGTTTTTTTGTAAGGAATCTCCGGCAATTCGGGATAACAATTTTTTACACTCATAACGATTTATTTAAAATTTGAAAAATCCCAGTTTCTTTCCACCGAAATATCCAGCAATGATTATCAACAGGATAATACCGCCAATAAAAAAGGGTGAAGTCCTCTTGCTCTCTTTTGTTTTTTGGGCTGTTTTGGTCTGTTCCTGTAGTTGGGTATTGGAAGCCTTCTTTATATGCCCTGTGTCCAAGTCCTTTACCACGACCGAATCGGTCTTGTTATTTATAACCGTGTTGCTGCTGTCGTCCTCGTTGCTGTCATCAATCACTGCGGAGGTTATTTTTTGCGGCGAAGTGATAACGTTGCCTTCAATCTCATATTTATATGGGCTTAAATCCCCAGTGCCATTTGAATGAGAAGACGTGTCGAAATTGATAATTATTTTCTTTTCGTCAATGTGCTTGTGGCTAGACGAATCCACGGAGTTTTGTTTGTCAACTTTTGTGCTGTCTTGGCTTACCAGCTTGCTACTGTCAATGCTGGCTGTAGTGGTACTGTCAACATTCTTTTTTTCAACAGATCGTGCTTTGTTCACGACATTGCAACTTGTGAAGTAATTGGCTGCAAAAAAGGTGGTAAATGCCACCAAAAAGTAAATGAGTGCCTTTTTCATAATTCTTGTTTTAATTGTCTGTTTGTGATTGTGATTGTGGTGGTTCGGGCTTCTTTGCGGAATCGCTGAAATAATAGCCAAACAGCGAAGTGCCTACTGTTCCCACAACGAAGCCTATTATCAGGTTCAGTATCGCTTTGTCCGCCCCGTAATTGAAGACTATGTAAATCAATATGATGGCAGCAATGAAGCTCCAGAAGTAAGCCAACACCCTGCGTTCGTTGCTAAAAAATTCTTTCATATTACTTCCCTTTTTTTTGATTGTTGATAAATTCTTCTTCGTCCCTTTTTTCTTTCAACAGGTAGTACCTGGCAGCCAATGCGCCCGAAACAATAGCTAATATGCCGCCTATGAGTTGAACCCACTGTATGGCAACTGTTAATGATGTTATTGCCCCAACTATACTTACCCCTGAAAGTATTAATGCTACTATCGGATGGTGTGAATGATGGATATAGTTTAGTCCTTCCATTTGTTGTTTTTTATGCTGTTAAATATTGTAGTCTCCATTTTATTGCCTGCACGTTCCTTTCGTCCCTTTTTCCTTCAACTATCAAATGTGTGTACCTGCTGTTGGGGTAATTTTCCTTTTGGTAAGTTTCTAGTATGGTGTCATAATCCCTACCCAATACCAACCCTTCATTGTCCAATAAGCTGACGATAAACAATTGCTCAAACAAGATGCACTGTTCGTAAATTGATTTTAGCTTACCCATCAATGGGGCGTTCTTTATGCAGTATTCCCTTGCCACTTGCTCATACTTTTGTAGGAATTGTTTCGCTGTCTTCATATCGGTGCATCCAAATACAGCCATATTGAAAGCATACCTTGGCTTTTTAATCCCATCAGGCACTAATCCGTGTTGCTGTATGTCCGTAAAAGAATTGTTGTATAATACCCAACTGTCCACATATTCCAATAGCTGACAGAAATATTTTTTGCCCATCAGTTCCTTTGGTACGCCGTCCCACAAAATGGCATCAATATCAATGTGTACAAACGGTTCTTTCTGCAACGAGTAAACGTAAATCTTTGCGTAAGCCCAGTTGTGTTCGTGTACCCAGTCCAGTTTGTCAAGGCACGGGATAAGTTTTAAATGTGAAAAATCCCTGCCATCGGCTTTAATCAATGCCACCGCCTCTTTGTCGCAATACAGTTCCACTTTGCTGAAATTCCTTGCTGACACAAGCGTTGTAAGCAGCAGCGCATCCAGCAATTCTTCCTTGCACCTGTAACCGCAGTATTCATTGTTGCGTGTCGCATTCTTGCCAATCTGTAAAGTATATATCGCCTTCATCATGCTATCTTTATTTCGGGTATCACACTAAGACTTTCAAAGCCCCTTATCACTTCCTTGTAATTGCCGTATGAATTTTGCAACTCCCATTGGTCGGTCGTGTCAACCCAATTATTTTTGCTTTTTTCAAAAATCCTTTTGCCCACACCCAACCCTATTTTTATCTGATAGAAATTACCGGCATTCAAGGGCTGCCTGAATGGGCTTGATAGGACAATTTTTGTCCTTTGCAACCCATTTTCATAAACACTCAATTCGCAGCGGCTATTACTCTCATTGAAAAAAGTAGTGCCATAGTCCAGCAGGTAATGCGCACCTATGCCGCCGCCAGTACCCCTGTGCCTGTTATTGCGGTGCACTGTCAAATACCTGTTTATATCAGAATAAAAATCATTCATAACATTACCATTTTGCCAATGGGCATTTTTCGCTGTTTACCAAAACCTTTGCATTTATCGGGCATTTACAAATCCCACATCCTATACCACTCCCCAGCTCGTCATTTTTCAATATTCCGTCAATGAATTTTGTAAGCCACTGTTCCTTTGCAATTGGGCAAACTGCACAAATGTTTATCCTTTCCTTTGCCAAAGCCTTTTCTGCATCGGTCATCGGCACTACCTCAAGTTTCTTTGCCCATCCCTCGGCTATGTGTTTTAAATTCATCTTCCTATATCAAAAAAATCCCTGAATCTTCCGTCCCTCCTTTCGTCCCTTTCCTCATAAGCACCAAACACCCAATCGGTCTTTCGCAAAAGGCTTATCCCGTCTGGTCGCCCCTCGAACCCTTCGCCCCTGCGTGACCCTATGAAATCATCGCATTCGCAACGCTTCAGGTAATTGGGGAATTTCGTTTTGTCCGTTTCCTTCCTGTTGCAAATCCACAAGCGCATCCTTTCAATCAAAGGATCAATGCGCTCCTGCATCTGCATATCAACTTTAAATTGTATGTCCTTCCTGTCGCCGCTTGCACTTGCTTCACCGTTGCCTCCAATCGTAGGGGGATTGTTCTTTTGCTGCCCCTTGGTGGTATGCCTCAACCAGCTTGGCACGGTCGTCATCATGTCCACCGCCTCGGCTGTGAGTTTCCACAAGAACCTGTTCCATAAGTCCACATAATCCTGATTGGTAACCAGTTCGATTGCGTTTATTATTGTTCCAACGGGGATGTTTGCAACCGTTATGTTCTTTTTGTCTGAAGCTGTCAAAGAAGCGTTTATCTGTGTCAATAAATCCGCTTGGTTTGCTGTGGTGACGGTTACATTTTTCAAAGCCAGCAATTCTTCATAAAACTTGTCACAGAGCGCAGGGGCGATTATCCTCTCTTCCGCAACGATGATATTGGGCAATATTTGCCTTGCATCCACATTGTTGTCTGTGGCTGCATGGAATAGCACCTCATCGGGCGTTATCAAAGTCGGTCTGTTCAAATAATTTATCCTATACATTTTGTCCCGGACTTGCCGTTGTTTTTATTGCATCCTGTACTATGTCGTTGCCGTGTCCATTGGTCAACGGCTGCATACCAAACTCCTGCCTTGCTTCGTCCTTGGTGACAATTGCGTTGATGGCTATGTCACCCAAGAACGATATTGGGCTTTTGCTCTTTATACCCACTTGGTGTGATGAAAATTTTGTACCCATCCAGTCATCGCATATCTGAAACAACGGCGTAAGGAATTTTTCTATCACATAGTTTTGAGTTGGCTTGATAACGGTGTTCTGCTTAATATCATAAATGCTACGGATAAAGGCATTCCCACCATTCCCCAGCCGTCCGCTTCCATCGCTGAAACCAGCAAGCAACGGGTCCCAGTTGTTGGATGCAATTATTTTTTCGCTAAGATGTTTGTCGTATTCTATAAAGTCGCCCTTTTCCTGTCTTTCAAAAGGTACGACCTTGGTGTTTTCAATACCATTTTCGCTGCTAAGTATCACATATCTGCCACGCTTGCCGTCGCCGCTGTGCTGCATTATTATATTCTTCCCCAGCTTGTTAGCCTCTTCCTGTGTGAGGTTGCCTTGTAGGATTATCAACCCACCCACCACAAGGTTGTTGTCGAAGTTGTCGAGGTTGTAACGGGCTGCCTTGTATTCAAGTATCTGTTGTGGCAAGCTCGCTACATTGCTTGGCATACCGTAGTAGTCATAGCCGCTCACCTCATTTTTTAGGAAAATGCAAATGTGTTCGTTGCCGCTTTGGTCTTTGAACCAAGTGTCGCTTTTGCTCCCTGTGTAAATAGGTAATTCCACGAAGTCATCGCCCTTCATGTTCCACACGCCTACACCACGGAAACGCTTTGAATAAATGATTGATGCAGGTATGTCGTCTGCATCCATTGGCATACTCAAACGGCAGTCGGTAAACTGTTTTACATACACTTTAATGTACTTGCTGCTGCCGACCTTCACACGCACAACGTCAATAAAACAATTACCTGCCGTGTGCAGGTTGTCGAATACGGCTCTTAGAATATCATTGAGTGTCTGCCCTTTTTTATTGAGGTTCTTGGCAAAATCATTCAGTGCTTTATCTTCCTTTGCATCCTGTAAGTACCAGCCATCGCCGATGCAATACTGTGTCTTGCTGTTTATGCAAGCAAGGTTTGTGGGGCTTAGCAATTTTGCCTCCAAAAGAATCTGAAAAAAGTTGTCGTTCGGTTCTAAAAACGGGATGTATCGTTTGCCGTCAAGCGTAAGGGAGAATGTGCCGAATTTTTCTAATGGTATTGGAGTGGTTGGGTCTAAAGTGATGCTGTTATGCACTTTGACACCTGCACCGCTTTTTGCAGTACTGGCTTCGGTTGCATTACCTGTGAGTCTATTTTTACGCATCGCTTCATTTTATTTTTCGGTCTTCTTTAAAAAATCATCAACTTTCTTGGCTTCAAGCGCATCAGGGGTAGGGACTTCTTCAAAGTAGTTCAGCATCACCTGGTTGCCGCTTTGGTGGGCAATACGAGCCAACACGTCCAAGTCGGAACGTTGCCCTAAAGGAAGACCGCAGTTGTTGAATCCAACTACTACGGTCTCGTATTCTTTTTTTACACGGATATTCATATTATGTGAATGCAAGTATTGCATTGATGCCACCAGTGAACTCGTACAACTCCCGGCTGTAGTCACCTTTGAAAACAACGTGTGCGGCGTTTTCGTCATCGAACAATTTACCCGAAGTACCATCGCTGCCGTCCATCTGTACCTGAAAGAAAGGTATTTGGTTGCCATTCACGAACTTTTCACCCATTACGAATATCTTACCATCGTTGTGTTGGATTATCAAACCCAAACCGCAGCAGCAGCCAGCACTGTCAAGGGATTTTAAAAAGTCGGTCAAATCGTTGCTCAATTGTGGCAAGGTGCAGTCCACCTCGTGTTCGTACTTAACGGAACAGCCCTTTACGGTTTGCTTCCATTTCCTTTCAGCTTCCTTGAACTGGAACTTGATGTTGTAAAATTTTGCGCCCCCTGCCGCAGTTGCGTTTGCATTCAATGCCACAGCAGAGTATGAACTCGCTTGGTTCACTGCATCGCCAGTATAGGACTGACTAAAATTGAAGTCGCTGGGGTCAAACACGAATAGTTGGCTGATACCACCCGAAACGCTCGTACATGGACGGCTATATTGTTGTAAGTTTACGCAAAGCATAATGTATAATTTTTTATTTTTTACAATTAAGAAATGGCTGTCATTGCAATTACGGAATGTTCAGGCAGTGCAATTTCAGTTCCTGCCCTCATGCACATATAGTACTTCCAAACCCTGTCGTCAAGGCTGTACCAAACGCTCAATGCCTCATTAAGGTATGGCCCGTCACCGTATGTTTTATCGGTTGCAAACAAGAAGTTGCCACGGATGGTAAGGATTGCCGCATTGGCATTGTTGCCACCGTTCAAGGAAGTCATCACTGGCAACCAAGTTGGTTCAAGCACTATTTCGATGCCATCAATTGCAAGTTTTGGCAATCCGTTGGTGTACAAGCCAATGTTGTAAGCACCGCCAATATTTTGCAAGTATTTCCAGTAACCATAGTAAAGGTCACCACTCACATAAATGGCCTGTTCTGTTACTGGCAAACTCTTTAAAATGACATTACGGTTGTCAACCAACCATTGCAATGTTTGGAATGCCTGTGCGGGGGTTATTGCACCCGAAGGAATGGCACTTACCTGTGCGGCAGGGATAGTTCCGTTGGAAATATACTTTGCGTACTTTTTGAAGATACCATCAAAGATGTTCCAACTCCATAAGCACGCTGGGTCATCGCTTCTTGTAATGTCCCCAAAGTATGCGTTGCTGTCCAAGTCAACCTTGATAGCCTTTTCAAAAAACACCATGATGAAATCACGGAATTTTTGGCTTTGGCTTCTAAAGTCCTCCAAACAACCTTGGTAAAATTCGTTGTCGCACTGCAATGTCGCACCATAGATAGGGTCAGTTTCTATTACCCTTGAACTGCCTTTTGCAAGCGGCGTGAACTCAATGTTACACGAAGCATCACGGCGTTTAAAAATGTTCCTGTTACCGATTATGTCAATGATGCGGCGTTTGCTGCTTACATCGTCCATCACGGTAAACTCGCCCAATGCACCGGGTATTTTCTCTGTACCCAACACTATATCGGCAAAATTTGGCTGCACAAGCAATTCGTACATCGCTTGGCTACTAACTATCAGTGGTTTGAAGTCTGGCATAAAAATTATTTTTTCTTTTGTTATTAATTAGATGGTACAGCGTTTACGGGTTCTGCATGTTCGGCAACGCTTCCAAGCGTACCAGTCAATGCGGCAGTGGTAATCTTGTAGATACCCAAGTCTGCTACAAGACCGTTGGCACTTATTACCGTTGCTGTAATTGATATGTTGCTCATTGTTGAACCAGTAAGTGTTATCACCACGTTTCCACCAGCAACAGCTATCGCACCTGGCACCCTTTTTCCTGTAAGGTTGTCAATTGCGTGTGCATTGATTTTTGCGAACGAATCGCCCGTTGGGAATGCAGAGGCATCAGTAAGTGTTACTGTTTGAACCGAAGCATTGATTGCATAGTTTACCGTAGGAACAAA